TTCGTCCGCCACGGGACGACTGATTTGAACCAACCCCCTAACGGTGAGGAAGAGAAGTTTCGCGGCGACATTGATGCGCCGTTGAACGAAGACGGCATGGAGCAAGCCGAAGAGCTTCCCGAGTACTTGAAGGGATATCGTGTAAGTGCTTTGTATCACACGGGCATGCACCGCACTGCGCAGACCTTACTTCCACTAGCGGAAGGTCGCGACATGGATATGATCGAGTTGAAGCGTTTCAACAGTCTTGACACAGGCGACTTCGCAGGTCTTCCTAAGAACGAAGAGAATAAGGAACGCATGTCTTATTATCGCGATAACCCAGACGAGGTTATCCCAGGCGGGGAGAGCGTACAAGCTTTCCGAGACCGTGTTGACCCAATCATTTTGAATCTAATTCGCACTGGCGAGGAATCGGGAGCCCCGATTGTCGCTGTGGCGCACGGCTCGGTTATGCGCGAGATATCGCGTCTCTTTGACCAGAGTTACGACAGTTTGAAAATTCAACCAGGCGGCGTCGTGGGCGTCTTCAAGGACGACTCGAGCGGCGAGTACACCGTAAAGGCTCTCGTTAAGGAATCACCGAACGAAGAGGACATGGATAAGCCTGGAAGCTAGTACCAATATTCGAGGAAGGAACAATGGCAGGAAAGACTTCGTGGAACAATGGAACTCCAGAACAAGTAAGAGAAGCAGCACGACGTAGAAAGGCTAATTCGCGCGCCCGTAAGAAGGGCATGCCAGAACCTTACCCTGTCATCGACCTCTCGGTTGCGGACGAGGTAAAAGACCTTCACAGCCAAGAGCATGATGAGAACCTTTCTTGGGCAATAGAGATGGACGAGAGTGGGCGCTTCTACAAAAGCGAGTGCCGTTCGGCTATTGCTTTGCTGGCTATCTACGAAGGGAATAACGACGTCAGCCAGGAAGACCCAGACAACATAGACCAAAAGACTGGGAAGAAAAAGCAGAATATTCCGAACCCAAGTCACACTAGTAGTGCGATCCGCATTCGAGCCACAGAGACCGTCGTCGATGGTCTGACTATCAAGATTGACCCCGACATGGTGGAGTACAAGCGCGTCTTTGAAGTCGACGGGCACGTTACTTTCAGACAATGGCTTGATTTTAGGCACAAGGGTCGTTGTAATTTGCTTTGGCTGTGCGGCTTGCTCGGCAAGCGGCTGTTTCACGGCTCCCATCAGATGATTTGCGACAAGTTTGTGCAGAAGAATTTTGATGGCTTGTATTTCCCAGAGTTTGAACGCAGCGACTTGAATGACATGATTCGTCATCAAAAGCGTTACGCTGCCGATGGTACGCCGACCAGAACTCTGCTTTTGTTCGCCCCCAGAGGCGGATGGAAGAGCACTATCGATGGGATAGATGCGGTGCAGTGGATGCTGAACTGCCCCGACATCCGCATCATGATTATCACGGCTTTCCGCCCTCTTGCGAAAACATTTTTGGGCGAGATCAAGCGCTATTTTTATCTCCCGCCGCGCGGCACCCCGACGGCGTTTCAGTTTTTGTATCCAGAATACATCCTATCAGGTGTAGACGGTCGCTCGGGCGAGCCTATTCGCTGCCCCGCAGCCACGATGGAGTCGAAGGAACCACACCTCTGGATTACGTCGATGGAGTCTTCCGCGACTGGTATGCGTTGCGATATACGCAAAGCGGACGATATCGTGGACCCAAAGAATTCAAACGACGAAGAGCTTCGTCAGAATTTGGAGTACAACTTTAACGGCACGAACGACTTGGTCGAGCCTTGGGGTTTCACAGATATCATCGGGACCAGATATTTTACCGACGATTATTACGGAACCCGTATGAAGCCAGACGACGAGGGTTTGGTAGCGCCGTTCTCTTTCTTGTCTATTTCAGCTTGGTATCCAAAGCCTGAATTCGCGGTTAAGTACGCTGAACTACTCGAACTTCCTAACGGCATGTCTCAAGTTAGGAAGGAAATGGTTGATTTGTGGTTCCCGTACAAGCTCAGTTTCGAAGAGCTTCGAAGCATCCTTCTAGCCAAGAAGGAGCGCAACTCATCGAACGTTCATAAAGAACGCAGTTTCCGAAACCAGCAGCTTAACATTGCAACTGACCCTGCTGAGGTTAGTGAGCTAGTAATCCATTTTGAAAGAGAAGTATTGCGCAGTCACACTTACGGCAAGGACGCCGCCCCAACCAGCGGGTACACGCTCGTAACCATAGACTGGGCTTATTCGGACAACAGAACGTCCGATTACTCCGTCTTGTCGGCTATCAGACACCACGTTCGAGACGACAACACTCACGAGTTGATTGTTCTAGACATCGAATACGATAAGTGGAAAGGGTCCGACTTAGCCCAAAACATCGTGTTGTTTTTGAGAAAGCACAACCCGACTGTGACGTTTATAGAAAAAGCTCTCGGAGCCGATTTGTTGATGATGGCTATCAGGGCGTACGCCGACAAGATTGGTTGTGCGCATGTTTTGAGCAGTATTCGGTTGATAGATCCTAGCAACAAGCTCAACGCTAAAGCAAACCGCATCAAAGGGTTGGAAATTCTTCTCCGAGACGACCGTCTTCATTTCGTCTCAGGGTACTGGATTGATGAACTTTACAAGCAGTTCGAGAGATTCACTGGCGAGAAAAAAGGTCGCAAGGACGATATTCCAGACGGAATTTCTCTCGCTACCAGGGTTCTTCCAGCGGATATGTTCTCGTATCTGAGACCAGACCCAGAAGAGGAACAGAAGTTTTTAGACAAGCAAGAAAGAGAGCGCAGGAAGAACGCGCAGTATGACCGCATGTTCAATTTTGGTGCTGGCACGATATCGAGACCAGCGGCAACAAGCCAAGACGGTCAAATGAAGTTAAGCGAGTGGTACCGTACTCGGAATAATCCGAACGAACCCCCACCCGTGATCGCTCCAACAAAACCAGCGAAACCGCAGGACCCTAGAATGATTATTTTTGGCAATAAAGGACCTTGGCGTCTATGATTGCATCAGCCGAAGTGGCAGAAATTCAGAAGCTAGAAACCATTGCGGCTCCTGAGATTAACATAGAGAACACGTACGTCGACTTGGAGACGGATACTCTTCAGTTTAAAGCCGAAGCCGCGATTAAGTTGGTTCTTGACAACACCGAGATTGCGGACAACTTCATCAACATCAATCAGTGGGCTAGCGGTTGGACAATGTCGGACTTGCTGTATCAGTCACCGATGTCCGCCAACAACATTGAAGGCTCCGACGTCTCAAACTCAGCCGTCCCGAAGTTCATGGTTTCGAACCACGTTTCGGCGATTGTGCCGAAGATTATGGGCGGAATCTTCTACGAAGACCCATGCTTCCTGCTTCGCCCTGCTCCGAAGACGTCTCCTGATTTAATCACGGCTAAGACGGCTATCTTCACCTTCCAGTTGAAGTCGATGCGTTTTGAGGAAGAGGTTGAGCGCGGCATCGAGCAGATGGCTTTGCTTGGTACTGCTATTTGGAAGTGGGGATACACAGAGTACGAGACAAAGATTAAGAAGTACAAGCGTAAGGCGAACAAGATTCTTGTTCCGACAGGCATCAATCAGTTAACGCCAGTCGACACGCCTCTTTCGGATGACTTCACGATTGAATTCTTTCCGAAGCTTGTTTCACACCCGTGGATTAAGTTCTGCGATATCCGTACTGTTCTGGTAGACCCAGGTTTGCGAGTAGGCGACATTAGGGAATCGAAGTGGGTTATCTTCCGCGATTACGCTAACTACAGCGACTTGAATCAGCTTCGCGGCACGGATGGCTACAACATTCCTAAAGAGGAAACGCTGCGTCAGATATTCGCGTCCGCACAAGGTGCGGGTCCCGACAATATCACACTTACAATCCCAGAAGGCATGATGGGATATTTGCAGCACGCTCGTCCGCGTGCCAGCAAGACTTCGGCTGACCCGAACCGCACGCCTTTGGAACTGTTAGAGTATTGGGACAACGAAAAGGTTATCGTGGTTCTTCTCTACAACGGCCACAACATTTTGATTCGTAACGAAGCGAACCCGTACGGCAAGATTCCGTTCTTCTCGGCTAACTGGCGTAACATCCCCGACAATTTCTACGGACAAGGTCTGGGCATGTTGATCGGAAGCGAGCAGATTGTCGAACAAGGCGTAACGAACCTAGCTCTAGATTTGCTTGCGTACTGCTTGCAACCAGTCGCTCTTAGAAAGAAAGGTTTCAACGCCTTAGGTCAGAATACAAGTTGGCAGCAAGGCGGCATCATCGACGTCGAAGAGGATGTCTAGAAGGCTTTCTAGTTCTTGCAGATATCTCCCTTGTTGCCATGCGCTTTTATTTTCATCAGGATCCTTTTGATATCTCGTT